TCGGGTTATGGGGTTGCAAACATTGAAGATGACCACCCAGGCAAACCCTTCATTTCTTCAGGGACATCTGAAACCATTACCATTTCTTATTCCACTGGAGCAAAGGCAGTGTTTCTTTTTGGTCTGATGGCAGATGTTGGAGTTCTGACCATTGCAGATGATGTGGCAATTGGAACATCTACAGAATTGAATGTTGATCCTTATTCCAGCATTGATTTTTTAAAACTGGGAACAACAAACCTGCTTCCACCTGAATATTTAAAAGCATCAATTGGAGGGTTTTCAGGAACTGTTTTATCCAGCCCTTTGACCACAGACACCACTTGCACGGATACAATAACAGGGGCACCCAACACCCTGGAACTTCAAGCCAACATCACCATTGGTGATGGACAATTCAACAATCAGGAACTGGTCATTGGATTGGATACTGATGCCATTGTTCAATTTAATGGTTCTGGAACAATTTTGAATGCAGGATCAGCAACAATTCAATTGACATCATCAACTGACAGAAAAGATTCTGCAGTCAGTGGAGACAATATTGGATACTGGACCCAGGACAGTGGGGCAACTGGAAGATTTTCAAAGGATGCAACTGAAGCAAGTGCATCCAATTTTGTCAATGTCAACAATCATGGGTCTGTTCTGCTTGGTTCCCATGTCAAAATTGGGGGGACATCCTACCAGATTACCAAAATAGTGGGGGATGGAACTTCATCTGGTGCAATTACATTATCCAGTTCTGTTTCAACTGGTGCAGTGACTGAAATTCTAAATCCACTAAAATTAGGAATCTTCAAAGTCGGATCTGTTCTGAATGTTGCAAACCCCCAGTTTGGGATGCAGAAATCCTTTTCAGATTTTTCCTACAAAAGACCCCTGATTGATGGGGGATATGTCCAGACCCCCAGGAATGTCACTCAGATTTATGTAGTTTCTTTGATCCTAACAAGGTCTGAAGCAGAATCATTGGTGAATCATTTCAGGGCATACAGGTCAAAACCCTTTCCTATTCTGGTGCTTGATTCTATGCCTTCAGGACAATCAGAAAAAACCAAATACAGTGGATTTTGCTTCATGCCAGAACCACCAAAAATCAGATATTCAGCATCAGAAGCAGAATACCAAAATCTGAACTTCAGACTTCAGGAGATCACATAAAATGGCAGATAGAATTGTTAAACCAGACACAGGAAATGATCTTGTAATCCAGAATGATGATGCATCTGCAAAGATCGAGGTGAATGAAGATGGAACCATTGTCATCACCCCAGGAACTTCAACTTCCATTGTTCTTGGCAGTGATGCAGGGGATGATCTGAATATCGGATCAGGAAAGCTTCTGGTTGAAGGTGATACATCCCTGGTTTCAATCACAGGAGATATCAAAGTTGGCGGAAATAACATTGAAGATAGTGGGGGGGTGGTTTGTTTCACCTTTGATGGTTCAGGAAATACGAACATGGCAGACAAGATCCTTCAAAGACCGGAAATCAAGGATTATGGGGAATCTGTCAATGCAATTGGCGTAACTGGTTCAGCAGAAACTATTGATATCACATCAGGCAATGTGGTCACTGCAACACTTGATGATAATTGTACTTTCACTTTTTCAAGTCCTTCTGCATCAGGGAAAGCTTGTAGTTTCACCCTGATTCTTACTCAAGATGGAACTGGTTCAAGAACAGTTACATGGCCTGGATCGGTCCAGTGGGCATCATCGACAGCACCAACACTTTCATCGGGTGCGGCTGATGTAGATATTTTTGCCTTCATAACAGTTGATGCAGGCACGAATTGGTTCGGTTTCACAGCAGGTCTCGATATGGATATCTGATGGCATTTTCTTCCTTACGTTCGTTAATGGGTGCCAGTAGTGGTGGTGGTGGTGGTGGTGGTGGTAATCCTTATGCAATTTTCGGATTTGGCATCGCAGCTTCTAATGTTTCACTGACGAATCTAGTGAGCAGCAGTGGAGTCGTTGCAACCGATACAACTGGAGTCGGTACTGCTCGGACAGGTTTAGCCGCCGCAGGGTACGGGGCGGACAAGGCAATTTTCGGCTATGGATACGGATCTTCCCGCGTTTCACTGACGAATCTGGTGAGCAGCAGTGGAGTCGTTGCAACCGACACCACCGGAGTCGGAACTGCTCGTGATAGTTTAGCCGGCGCAGGGTACGGGGCGGACAAGGCAATATTCGGGTTTGGCAACTCAGGTTCGGTTTCTTCGTTAACGAATCTGGTGAGCAGCAGTGGAGTCGTTGCAACCGATACAACTGGAGTCGGTACTGCTCGGTCGTATTTAGCCGCCGCAAGATACGGGTCGGACAAGGCAATTTTCGGCTATGGATACACAGCTTCTAATGTTTCACTGACGAATCTGGTGAGCAGCAGTGGAGTCGTTGCAACCGATACAACTGGAGTCGGTACTGCTCGGTCGGAGTTAGCCGCCGCAGGATACGGGACTGACAAGGCTATTTTCGGGTATGGATACACAGCTTCTGCTGTTTCACTGACGAATCTGGTGAGCAGCAGTGGCGTCGTTGCAACCGATACAACTGGAGTCGGAACTGCTCGACGGAGTTTAGCCGCCGCAGGATACGGGACTGACAAGGCTATTTTCGGCTATGGCAACGCAGCTCCAATTTCTTCGTTAACGAATCTGGTGAGCAGCAGTGGCGTAGTTGCAACCGACACCACCGGAGTCGGAACTGCTCGACGGAATTTAGCCGCAACGAGTTACGGATAATAAATGGCATCAAAATACAACAGTGAATTCAATTATCGGTTTCTGGTCGAAGGTGAAACGATCTGGGCCAAAATCAAAACCCTTCAGGGATTTCTGGAAGGAAGGATTAGAGCCAAAGGGCTGGAAGAAATCGGGAAACTGAAACTGGAGGCAAAACGTGAAGAATATGAAAATTCTGAAAAAACCAAATCCCCATCATGGATAGTTAAAAAACTGAAAGTCGAGCTGATGGAAGCAGAAAATTGGATTGCCTCAGAAAACGATGGATTCTGTAAAAATAATGAAGAAATTGAAATCCTGGAAAAACTGCTGGCTGAAGCATTTGAAATTGCAGAACCGACACGGATCAATGGACATTCTGACGAGCAGATGTGGGAAGCGAACCAGGCGAATGAGTACACGGTGAAAGTTGCCAAAGACATACAATCAGAGATCATTGCAAACGGGAGACCTTCGGCCATGACTGTTCGTCAAGCCATGTCTGCACCAGAAACGTGGGAAGCAGTTAAACAAATTGGTTTAGTTCCTAATGACTGTCACCTGATCACAGGTTCCAATGACCCGCAGAAAATTACACTGAGTCTTCCGAAACCAGATGAAAATTGAAAAATTACTGCTCTATTATGATGCGTTCCCATTAGAATCTCCAAGTTTCGAGTGGACTGAGCGTTTTTTAAACAGCTAAAAAGGAACTTATGCAGTACGCAAAAATTAAAAACGATAAGATAGAAAAGTATCCTTATAACGAGGGGTTTTTAACCAAAGATTATCCTTCGACTTCCTTCCCATCTGATCCGCTGAGTAATGCCGAATTAAGAGATGCTTTCTCAGTCGTTCAGGTTTTTCCAAAAGCAAGAACTGCATTTAATGAACGAACCCATAACTGTATAGCTGGAGGTCCGATTTTAAAGTCTGGAAAATGGGAACAGACATGGGATATATCAAAAAAATCCCCTGAAGAGGTGACCGCAGACGAAGGTTTTAAATGGATGGAAATTAGGAACCAACGGAACCAAAAACTCCAGGAAACCGATTGGCAGATGGTCAAAGCCTTGGAAACTGGAGAAGATGCATCTGATTTGCGGACCTATCGCCAGAAACTCCGGGACATCCCACAGGACCAGGCAAATCCTTTTTCGATCACTTGGCCTGAAAGATGAAAACTTTTTTTTTGATTCTTGTTTCAGGAGTAATTAGTTCCCCCATCTGGGCAGATGATATACATGCCCAAGGGAATTTCCATCCTGATCAGAATCAAAATTTCCAGTATACCAGGGTGCCCATTGATCCCCATTATCAGGATCAAGGGGATCTTTCAGATAGGGTTCTGGATATCATTGGGGGATCTGATGCCCCCCTGTTGGCCTTGATTGTGGGTGCTTTGGGCTTGTTCATCTGGAAAAATGAACAATCTGCCAGGGCAGACAGAACAAAGCTTTCAGACAGGCTTTTTGAAGTCATCAAGGAATCCCAGGTGGGAATGGATAATGTGACCAATGAACTGACTGCAATCAAAATTACAAATGCAGACACCAATGCCAGGGTTGCTGGTCTTGAAAGGGAAATGGAAGGAATCAAAGAAAGATTCATGGTGATGAAGGTATGAGCATTGACAGATTAAGATGGTTCACCAGACTTCTGATTTCAGTGGTTGAATTGTTGCTGATTGGAATGATTATCTATTTCCTTTTTTTTGGTTCTACAGATATGGATTCAGAAAAGACCAATCTGCTTTCAGTGATCATTGGCGGTTTATTGTTGAACTTTGGGAAAACTTCAGGTTTTTATTTTTCATCTGAATCTGAAATGGCACCCAAAGACGAGATTGAAAAAACCAGTAAAAAATAGAAAGGAATCATGGAAGCACTAATCTTGAAATTACTCCAGGCAATTGGTTCAGGGGTGGGTTCATCGATTGCAGAATACACCCTGGAAAAAGGGGAAGAATTCCTGAAAGAAAATATTGATGCTGATGAAATGAAAATTCTGGATACCATCGTGGAGAAATCCCAGGAAACCATTCAAACCAATGTTCATGATTTACTGAAAGAAAAAATATCACTGCCTTTTTAAAATGAAACCTGATTCTGTAACAGAAAAAATCATGGAATATGTTAAAAAGATTTCTGCAAGGGTTTCTGAACTTTGGTGGTCTTTCACCCAAAAGATCTGGAAATTTAAACAGAAGGGGTTTTCTTATTTTAACAGGGGGGATGTTTCTGATGGGTAAATATCTTTCACCCCATTTCCAGGCTGAAGAAGTCAGGTGCCATGGAACAGGAAAACTGCCCTGGGATGATGGCATTGACCAGGAAGAATTCATGCAGTTCCTGACCCTTCTGGAAGAAATCAGGAAGGAATGGGGAAAGCCCATTTTCAACAATTCTTTCTACAGATCCCCTGAACATAATGCAAAAGTTTCTGCCATGAAAACCAAGGATGGACCCCATACAGGTTTGAAGGGAGGGTTTGCCATCGATGTCAGAACATCTGCAGGGAATGCATTGGATCTGATCAGGGTTGCCCTGATTGTCCAGGTCAAGGATATCAACCCCATCCAGGGGGTTGGGCAGAAGGGTCATGGACCCCATTCAAAACGATTTGTCCATATTGATAATCTGCCCAGGAAAGCATCATGGACCTATCCTGCATGAAAAGTTTTGTAAGAATTTTGTAAGAAAATAATTCATTGATTTAGGTGGGAACCCTGAACCCACTGTTTCCAATGGGTCAGGGGTGTTTTCATTGGCGGAAGTGTGTAGGAATCGAATTCATCAATTCACAACTGTCCGAGTATCAAAAAACCTAATGAAAACAGAGAGATAACAAGGTGTTTCAGTGCAAAATATTTTTGTAAGAATTGTAAGAATCATTACATTTTGCATGAAAAAAGGGGGGTGTTTTTGTAAGAAAAACATGGGGAATTATAGGTGGGGGAACTGATCTGCAGGATGCAGATTCAGGAAGGTTCTGAAATGGGCCAGGATCAAAGGGGAACCCTTCAGACTATCCAACATCTGGGCTTGCCTTAAAAGATCCATCCTTGCCTGTTTTATTGCTTTTTCATCCCCAGACTGCAGGAGGTTGATTGCATTTTCTGCTCTAAATTCTGCAGATGTTTCCATTAAATTCATTTGATTCATACTGTTCCTTTTTTTGATTATTAATCTGGAAATCATTTCTGACCTTCCTTCCTTTCCAGGGTCAGGGGTTTTGATTGAACAGATGTTTCCAGAAGTTCCATCTGATCCATCAGGGGTGCATCTGATTCAACATAATAAGATGCTTGGGTGGTTCTGATATCCGTATGCCTTAAAGCTTGTTGAGCTAATACAGGATTTATTTTCATCAATTGGGTTCCAAGGGCAGATCTGAAACCATGGGTGGGTTTTGCAGTTCCCTTCAATCCTAAATCTTTCAGGATCTTGGAAAATGCATTGGTCAATGCCATTGCAGAACTATAAACATTGTTTCCTGTTCCCCTGTCCAACCACCAGATTTCTTCAGGTTTCCTGTTCTTCAAATCTGCTTCCAGAAATTCCCTGATTGCAGGGGTGATGGGTACTGATTCAATGGCCCTGGATTTGGTGGTGCCTTTAATTTTCACCCTTTTCCCATATCTGGAAACAGATGTTTCATCCACAGCCTTCAGGATGATTCTGTTCAAATCCATTCTGATGTCTTCCAGTTTCAGCCGGAACTGATCCCCTGCCCTTAATCCCCTGTATCGAAACAGAAAAAAAGCCCTGTACCATGTCAATGGATACAGTCTTGATTGATGGTTCTGGTTTGCTGTTTCAAACTTTTCCAGAATTCTTTTTTCAATCAAATCTTTCTGTTCTTCTGTGAATGCTTTGACCTGGAAATCTTGCTTGGATTTTCTGGGAAGCAGGATCTGTTTTGGTTCTGAAATCCTTGCATTCTTATAACACCAGGAAAGGAACTGATTGATGGATGCCCCATAACTGATTTTGGATCTGATTGCCAATTCCAGCCTGGGGTCTTTGATCCATCTTTCTTCAAAATCATCAGGGAATTTCCCACAATTATGGTTCCCATAAATCAGAATGTATTTCTTCCAGTGATCCTTCATGGTCTTCACAGAAGATGCTGATGGGGGTTGATTGGTCACCATGGAATTCTTGGATTGATAATCAGCAATGAATGCATTGAAAAGATCCTGCATCAATGCCTGTTTCTTTTTCCTGTTTTTCCTGGATGCAACATTCCCCCTTTCAATTCCAATGATGATTTCCTGCCTTTTCTTCAGAACCCTTTTTTCAATGATTCTCAGTTTTTCAGCATCTGTTTTATATCTGGACAGACCTGCATTGAATTCCTTCCTGGTTCCAACAATGACCCTTCTGCAGTTTGAAGAATCAGGATTTTCAATTGGGGTTCCATCCTTTTCAAAAGGAATGAAAACCCTGATCACTTCCTTTTCATATTTGGTTCCTTTATCACAAAAAACCATTTCATACTGTTTCATTATTTCCCTTTTTATATGATTGAATTGCATGGTTCATTTCATCCACAACTTCCCTGCATTCTTCTTCAGGTTCATAAATGGTTTCCCTGGGGATTCCAATTGGTTCAAACTTCAATCCTTCCTTTGCATAATCATAGAATGCAGAAATGACATCAAAATCATTTTTCAGAATTCTGAATTTCAGGGAAACAACATCTGATTCATAATCATAAACCCTGGAGTTTTCCAGAATTTCAATTCCATGTTCAATGATTTTTTTATCATTAATGGCGATTAGTTTCTTGTATTCATCCAGGGCATCATCTTCCTTGCAAGAACATGATATTTTAACTGTGGTTTTATAGATTCCGTCTTTAATCATTTGTTCCTTTATATTTCACTCCATTTGATTATTAACTGAATTTCTTTGCCATGATCCTTTCCAGGGAGTCAATCAAATCATTTGCCCTGTCCAGATCATCCTGCAACTGCTTCACTTCTTCTTCAGGATGAACCCCTGAAATGATCCACAGAAGGGCATTCCCATGACCTTTGAGAATCATGTTCTTCATCAGATCACCACTGATCTGCTTCCTTCCTAAACAGATAGCTGAAATATAGGAAGGGGTGACATCCATTTCCTTTGCAAGTGCCTTCTGGCTCATGCCCCGTTCATCAATGAACTGTTTGAACCTATCCATGATTGCTGTTCCTTTCTTTTCTCTTTTGTTTTCAGACAATTAGATCATTTCCTTAAATACGAGTTGACATTAAATCCATTCAGGTTCATAAAATAAACTTCAGGTATTTCTGCAACACCTTATATGATCCCGTGGAAAGGTTAGAATATTATGAATAGAAAGGAAGTCAAGGGAAAAACACCAGACTTGCTTCCAGACCCCATCGAAAGGGTGAATTCAAACCTTGAAAGACTTTGTGATCTTCTGGAAACCCTTGTTGATTCAAGGGCCGTGGAACTTCAGTCAGAACTTCAGACAGAACATGAAAAAAAGGAATTGGGCAGGATAGCAAAGGAAATTCTGCATTCATGATCAGACTGACTCAAACAGAAATGCAGATGGCACAATCCCTTGCAAAGCAAAGGAATGATGGCAAAGCCCAATACAGAAAAGAACCAGGGGCAAATCTGAATCAGCATCTGATGGGATTAAAAGGGGAAATTGCCCTGGCAAGGGTTCTGGATTTACCAATTGATATCATAAAAAAACCAATGGGAGATCAGGGGGTGGATTTTATTTATAAAGGGAACACCCTTGATGTCAAGACTGTGGAGCATAAATTCCCCAAATTATTCTCAAATGAAAACAAGGTCAGGGCAGACATCTTTATTCTGGCTCATACCAAAAATGAATGGGTGACCTTTGTGGGATGGATCACCAAACAGGAATTCATCAGAAAACATAGGTTCCAGATAGGAAAGAAGAATTCCCCTTGGTATGTCACCCCTGATGATCTGTTCCCATTGACCATGCTTTTATGACCTTTGAAGCAATAGATTTTGAAAGCAGAAGGATCTTGAAGGAATCAGAAAGTCTTGTTCAGAAATCCATCCTGGAATGGTTGAATTATCACAAGGATATTTTTGCCTTTCGAATCAATGTACAAGGGGTGCCCCTTCACAACGGATCAGGAAGATTCAGACCATCCCCACATCGTGGGATTGCAGACATCATTGCAAGTGTAGGGGGTGCCTTCTTAGGAATAGAAGTCAAATCCAAGAAAGGGAAACAGTCAGCATATCAGAAGGTTTTTGAAGACTATGTGAAAGCATCTGGTGGGCATTATTTATTGGCAAGATCCCTGGATGATGTAATTAAGAAAATTGATGAATTAAGAAGTGCAACTGGTTGATCTGTTTTCAGGAATCGGTGCCTTTTCCCTGGCAGGAAAACAAGTCTGGGGGGATGAACTGGAAATCCTGGGATTCAGTGAAATCAAGGAATTTCCTATCAAGGTTTATCAGAAGAACTTTCCAGGGGTTCCAAATCGGGTGGACAGAGTCACAGCATTAGGAAATTCAATCTATGTTCCGATATTAATAATGATTTTTGAATGTATGAAACAAGTTGAAGAACTTAAAAGAAAGGAGGAAACACCAAGCACAATAAATCTATCAATCATTTAATAAATGGAATTAATAAATGTCATACAAGAACAGAATCACAATCATTGGAAATGTCAGTCAACCCCCAAAGGTCAACTTCACAGGTGATGGAACCCCTGTCTGCAATTTTTCCATTGCAACAAACCATTTCTGGAAAAATCAGAATGGAGAAAAGCAAACAGAATCCACCTATTTCCAGTGTTCAGCCTGGGATAAGTTGGTGCCCAGGGTGGAAACCCTTCAGGTGGGGCAGAAAATAGGGAT